GACTATGTTTTCTAGAATTTATAATTTAAGTTCTGTGGAAAACTCAGGGAGTTTTACTTGGCACGGATACAGAGTATCATTGGCAAGAAAAGTGGATAACGCATCGCTATATCAAATGGCGAAAGAATTCCATAACTCTTTAAAACAGAGTAACGCTGCAGCTACAACTACAGAAGAATCTAATTACTAGATTCCTCTACATGAGGATAGGGGTAGGGAAGCGAGAGTGGAACTACCCCGACCCGGGATCATTATGGATAAAGAATTTATAGAGCTGTTTAAAGGGTATGAAGGTGATTTTGGCATGGCCGACATGTCTAATACATCTGTAGATACTGATAAAAACAAAATTAAACCTAACTACGAGTGGGCAGGGAGACCTGTCACTGATTCAGATTATTTAAATCACTTGCAAGGAAAAAAATCTATTGGAATACAACCTTGTAAAATTGATAAGACAGCACAATTTGGTTGCATAGATATTGACCCACCAGACTATGGAACATTTAAAGTAGAAAATTATTTAGCATTATTTCAACAATACAAATTACCATTAGTTCCTATACTTTCTAAAAGTGGTGGACTACATTGTTATATATTTTTAAAGGAGGCAATACCTACAGTAGATTTAATAGAAGCATTAAAAGCTTTTCTTCTACCACTAGGATTAAAACCTACGACAGAGGTTTTTCCTAAACAGAAAGAATTACAGAAGGATGACAAAGGCGACATAAAACCAGGAAACTTTATAAATTTACCATACTATGACAATGGTAATTCTAATAGATACGCAGTTGATAAAAACAATTCTAAATTATCAGTAGAAGCATTTATAAAATTCGCTAACGAATCTAAAATTGACAAAGAAACTTTAGATAAACTTGTAGAAAATACACACCGAAATATTTTAGTAGGCACTAATGCAGAGTTTGATGATGGACCACCATGTTTAGCTTTGTGTTCTAAAACAAAACTCGATGATGGTAGAGACAGGTTTATGTACAACTACATGGTTTTTGCTAAAAAGAAGTACAAAGACAAATGGCCTGACCAAGTATCAGCTGCAAACTATAGTTATTTAGAAACACCATGGGACAAAGCAAAATTAGATCTTAAAATAAAAGCATGGAAGGGAGAAACAGCAGGTCATACTTGTTATGAAGATCCTATCAAAGATAAATGCATGCGTAGTCTTTGTTACAAAAAACCTTTTGGTGTTAAGTCAGATAGCATATCTGTATTTCCAGAAATACAAGATTTTGAAATGATAACGTATGCGGAACCTGAGTATAGATTTAATGTTATTATGCCTAACGATGACAAGATACAGGTAATAATTACTAATACAAAATTAATGACAACACAAAAAGAAGTTTTAAATTTAATATGGCAACAAACTGGAGTTTACTTTGAGCCATTAAAACCAAAAGATTTTAGAGCAAAATTAAACGAGTGGCGTAGAAGTGGACAAAAAATTACACCACCTAAAGGCACACAAATAGAAGATAGATTAGAAGAAGAACTGTTTCAATATTGTATTAATGGACCACAAGCACATCAACGTAGTCAAATACATAATGGTTCTTGTTATACAGAAGAAGGCTATCATTACTTTAGGTTTAATTCTTTTATTGAACACTTAGGTAATGGTTGGAAAATACCAGAAGAAAAAATTGCACAAAAACTAAAAGACAAATGTAATGTAGAGTTTGATCACTCACTAAACGTAGACGGTAAAACTCTTAAAGTATGTAAGGTTGTACAACTACATGTAGATAAAATAGAATATAAACCAGTGGCAAGAAAGGAAAGTAATTACTAATGGCTAGATATAAAGTTGTGGGTCCACCAGGTACAGGTAAAACAAGAAGATTATTAAATACTGTACATAAATATGTGAAAGATGGCACACGTTTAGATCAAATAGGTTATTTTGCATTTACACGTAAAGCAGCTGGTGAAGCACGAGATAGATTCCTAGCTCAAAATCAACATCTAGATAAGAAAGATGTAAAGTATTTTCAAACTTTGCACTCATTAGCATTTAATAATTTATCATTAAAAGAAGAAAACGTAATGCAAGAAGGCAATTACAAAGCCATAGGAGAAAGCGCGGGTATACAAATTAAATATGCATCTTATGAAACAAATAATTTTAATGGAATTTTTTCGTCGGATAGTGAATATTTAAGTTTAATTAATTTAGCCAGGGTAAAACAAATACCTGTAGAAGATCAGTTTGATCTTAATGAACATTTAACCTGGATAGAAAGAAGCAAACTACTAGCAATAGATACAGAAATAAAAAACTATAAAAAAACATACGGCCTAATTGATTTTACTGACATGTTAGAAAAATTTTTAAAACAACATCGTGACGAGATACCTAAATTTAAAGTTATTTTTGTAGATGAAGCGCAAGATCTATCGCTTATACAATGGTCTATTATAGAAAAACTAGAGAAAGACACAGGATGTGATGTATGGGTGGCAGGCGATGATGATCAAGCTATATTTGGCTGGGCTGGTGCAGATGTAGATTCTTTTATTTATTGGAAGTCAAGAGAAATACTTTTAAATAAATCTGAAAGAGTGCCGAGTATTGTACAACAAAAAGCTTTGGGAATCATCAACAGAATTTATTATAATAGAATACAAAAAGATTACTTACCTAAAGCAGAAGCAGGCAATATTTTTGAAAGATACAAATTAAGTGACATAGATTTAACTGAAGGAGACTGGTTAATTCTTACTAGAACTAAAGCTTTATTAAAACCCATAGCTCCTTATTTAAAACGTAAAGGATTATTTTTTAGTACAGCACAAGGTAATAGTATTGGTAAAAGTTTGTACGAAGATATTTTATCTTGGGATAAATTAAAACGCGGTGAGCCAATTGGTGAGGTACAGGAACAAAGAATTAAGGAACGAGTATCAGGCGACAAGGATCTTACTAAAGAATGGTACGAAGCATTTAACACAGGTTCGTTATCACAAAAAGAATACATGAAGGCAATGTTAACTAACAAAGAAAATTTATCTAAAGATCCAAGAATAAAAATTTCTACTATACATGGCGCAAAAGGTGGTGAAGCAACTAATGTAGTTTTGTTTTTAGATCAAACTACAAATACAATTAAAGGAGCAAAAAAATCTCAAGCAAAACAAGACGAAGAATTTAGAGTTTGGTATGTGGGAACAACAAGAACAATGCAAAACTTGTTTGTAATTAAATGCAAAAATAAATCAAAGGAGTTTAAACTATGAGTAAAGTTTGGGACAAACAACACGGAGGATCACATTATCAAAAATATAAAATTCAACCCAGTAAGTTTGTAGTTGAGAATGAGTTGCTATACCCGGAGGGATGTGCTATAAAATATATTATTCGCCACCGCGATAAAGGAAAGAAGCAGGATCTATTGAAGGCAATACACTTTATAGAAATGATTATTGAAAGAGACTATAAATGATTGAAGCACAGACAGAGTGGGTGAAGCCTACAGAATTTCCAGATTTAAGACAAGCAAATACAATTGCTATTGATTTAGAAACACATGATCCAGATTTAAAAAGTTTAGGAACAGGTTCTATTGTTGGTAGAGGTAAAGTAGTAGGCATAGCAATTGCTGTTGATGGCTACACGGGATACTTTCCTTTCGATCACGAAGGCGGTGGTAACCTTGAAAAAAGCAAGGTTTTACAATGGTTTAAGGACATTTGTGAATGTCCAGCAGACAAAGTTTTTCATAATGCAATGTACGATGTGTGTTGGATTCGTTCGATGGGAATAAAATTAAACGGAAATTTATATGACACTATGATTGCTGCATCATTAGTTAATGAAAATAGATTTAGATATGATCTCGGATCTTTAGGTTGGGATTATTGTGGTCGAGGTAAAAACGAAACAGAATTAGTTGCAGCTGCAAAAGAATGGGGACTAGATCCAAAAGCAGACATGTGGAAGATGCCAGCAATGTATGTTGGTAACTACGCTGAACGTGATGCAGAGTTAACGTTAGCTTTGTGGAGAGTTATGCAAAAAGAATTAAGCGACCAGGATCTAGGATCTATTTTTGATTTAGAGACACAACTTTTTCCTTGCCTTGTTGATATGCGTTTTTTAGGAGTACGTGTAGATTTAGAAGGAGCTCACAAATTGAAACAACAATTAGCTGGAGAAGAAAAAGAACTATTACAAAAAATAAAAAAAGAAACACAAGTAGATGTTCAAATATGGGCAGCACGCAGTATCGAGAAAGTTTTTCAAAAACTGTCCCTACCATATGACCGAACCGAAAAAACAAATTCTCCATCATTTACTAAAAATTTTCTTTCTTCTCATGAACATCCTTTAGTTAAGTGTATAGCAAAAGCTAGAGAGATTAACAAGGCACATACAACATTTATAGACACAATTATTAAATACGAGCACAAGGGTAGAATACACGCAGATATAAATCAAATTAGATCTGATAGTGGCGGAACAGTAACCGGAAGATTTTCTTATTCTAATCCTAACTTACAACAAATTCCTGCGCGCAACAAAGACTTAGGTCCTTTGATCAGATCCCTCTTTATACCTGAGTCGGGTTGCGAGTGGGGATGCTTTGACTACAGTCAACAAGAACCAAGACTTGTAGTGCATTATGCATCCCTAGATCAAGACTCTAGTGTCTTTAATGTTAAAGACGCATACAACGAAGGCGATGCAGACTTTCATACTATCGTTGCAAAAATGGCACAGATACCAAGAGAGCAAGCTAAAACAATTAATCTAGGTTTATTTTATGGCATGGGTAAAGCTAAACTACAAGCAGAGCTTGGTGTGTCAAAAGACAAAGCAGAAGAATTATTTTCTGTTTATCACAACAGGGTGCCTTTTGTTAAAACATTAATGAAAAGTGTATCAAACAGAGCACAACAAAGAGGACAGATACGTACATTACTTGGCAGACTTTGTCGTTTCCATTTATGGGAACCAAATAGTTTTGGTATGCATAAAGCATTACCATTTGAACAAGCAGTACAAGAACATGGTCCAGGTATTAAACGTGCCTACACATACAAAGCATTAAATAAATTAATACAAGGATCAGCTGCAGACATGACTAAAAAATCTATGTTAGATTTGTACAAAGAGGGTATTATACCTCACATACAAATACATGATGAACTAGATATTTCTGTAGAAAATGATAAACAAGCTAAGTTAATTAAAGAAGTTATGGAATCAGCAGTTGACTTAGAGATACCTAACAAGGTAGACTATGAATCCGGTAAAAACTGGGGTGACATACACTAGGAGGAAATATGGTTAAAAAATACATAGATAAATTTATGGTATGGCAATTACATAACAGAAGAGAAATCGTTTGTTTTGTAGCTGGTATTATCGTAGGGGCAATCTTTTTATAATGTGCCATGGCTTACTTGAATGCAAACATTCCTGTAACATACGCACAAATTAGAAGAGAATATTTATATGATCTTAAAGCTCATCATGGAGAAGTTGAAGACTGTATTATCTTTGGCATTTCAGCTATCACAGGTAAATCAATTCTTTGGCACGCGATTATGGAAAATGGTGCAATCTTTTATAGATTACCTATCACAGCTTTTATACAACGTGGATTTAAGGCTAAGGATGTTCCTCAACGTAGACTTGATGAGCTTCAGCTCTGGAATTGTTTTAGTTATTATCCTGCTATTACTAATTGGGATATCTTAGATGGACAAGCCGGTAAGTATATCGGCAAAGATAAAAAATGGCATCCAGGAAAATATTTATTTACTGTTGACTTTGCACATCCAGAGAGTAACATAGTCGACACTGATCATTCAGAGATACCGCACGAACACAAGTGCGCACACATTATTGCGTTAGACGACGGCAATTTTGCAGCACAACCAAACAATCGATGTATATGGGACATTCCTTCTTTTACTGTAAAAGATAATATTCCTGATTGGAAAGTGCAAACAAACGAGTGGAATGTAGAGGATAGTAGAGCTTGGCGTACAGAAGATACGGATAAGTTTTTCTATGAAATTGAGGAGAAGAAAAATGATAAAACTGATTAAAAAATTTTTTAATTTATTTAAATCAAATAAAATTATACCAGAAGTTATTGAAAAATGTGCAGTGCACGTTACTAGATTTAAAAAATCTTGTCCACGTTGTCAGCAATTAAATCAATTACACGGTCAAGTTTGGTAGGTTTATGAATTTAGCAGATCTATTAAAGAAAAATATAGTAATGGTACCCGTAGTAGCTTCGGTGTTAGTCGGAACATTTACTGGTGTTAAGTATGTTGTTAACTTAACAGACACAATTAATGCCAACAAGGCAGAAATAGAAAAAATTCAAACAGTAGATCTCGTAAACATACAAAGAGATATGAAAGTGTTGACCGATGGTGTTAATACAGTTATTGCAAAATTAGAAAGAGCCGAAGGTACTTGGGAAATGGCTGAAAATTTATACGAAGTTCTAGCTGATAAAGTTAGACAAATGGAATACGATATTAAAGATTTAAATAGAGAAATAAACTATTAGGATGAACCATGGAGATTGCCAGGATGAATTATTATTTTACAGGAATATTAATTATAATGATAACTCTACTAGCTCTGTGTGCTGGTCCTGCATATCCTAGAAACGAATATCTTAACGACGGTAGCACTAGATGTGGTGAAGTAGATGTATCTGTATCTAATCGTGATTACGAATATGATAACTATGATCGTAGTTGGAACGAAAGTAACTCTCAGGAATTAAGACTTACATATAGAAAATATCTAGGCACAGACTGTAAGACATCAAAAGAAAATGCACAATTAAAACAACAGCTTGAGTTAATGAAGATGTGTAACAAAGTAAATAGAAATCCAAGTCTTGCACAAAATAAAAACTTTGCATTGTTGGTATCAAAATGTAGAGGTGTAATACCACAAGTAGATGAGGTAGAAACTATGCCTACAGGTAGTCTTTGGGATGAATTAAAAGACGATTACATTAAAGAAAACCCAGAGTCTAAGACTTTAGACAACAATAACAGCACATTGAAAATTCCACCAGAAGGGTATATACTGCCAAAACCAAAACCAAAAGTAGATGATTGATAAATACATATTAAAATTTTGTGACATGATAGACAGATGCACTGCGTGGATAGAAAATTTATTTTTTGCACCGCGTTGTAAATGTAAAAAGAAAAATTCTAAGAGAACTTATAAACATCAAAAAGATCATGGCACAGACATAAGTTTTGAAAACGAGGTAAACAATGGCAAATAAACCGCTTACAATTTCTGAGGAAGCCAAGGTGCAAATGCCTATGAAGACGGTAGCTTCGTTGATCTGTATGGTCGCGATTGGAACCTGGGCTTATTTCGGCATTAATGAGAAGCTCAACCAGCACAGCACAAAATTAGAATTATTTGAAAAAGATTTACAACAAAACTCAGAGTTTAGAATCAAATACCCGCGTGGAGAACTTGGTCAGTCTTCCGGGGAAGCAGAACTTTTCATGCTCGTGGAACATTTAGCAGGTGTTTTAGAGGACGTAGAAAAAGAAATGAAAAGTATGAGAAACAATGCAGTTAACATAGAATTTTTAAAATCAAGAACTGAAAAACTTACAGAAGATGTAGAATCATTAATTAGAAAAAATGGAGCGCACTAATGGTTGAGATTGTATTTGCACTTTTACTCCTGCAGGACCATAAAATTATAGAACATCGTTACCACGATAGTTTACAAAATTGTTTAAAAGCAAAACGTTATGCTATGAAGGACAAGAGCACTAAGGATAGAGTAGTCTACAAATGCATAAAATCTAAGGCAAACGTAGAAGTATACATGGGAGAGAAAAAAATTCTCTCATTAATTCTTGAATAAAAAAAATCCAATAGCAAAGATACTAAGAGATAGACGTTATCGTCAACTTGTGATAAAGAATAAGAAAGCATACAATAGGAAGAAACATGGTAAAACCAGTAGATATAACGAAGACAGTAATAGTACCGAAGCCACAAGTTAAACAAGATAATTTAAAATCTTTTTTTGTAGGTCATGTGGACCAATACATTGAACCAGAAACAACTGACATTACAGTAGATGTAAAAGAAACAATTAAACAACCGCATCTTGATAATTCTAAAGCAGACACAAAATGGAGAGAGATATACTAATGTCTAAAGATAAAAAAGATAGACGTTGGGATGGTAGATCAAGAGTTAGTACACCACAATATAAAAAAAACTACGACGATATTTTTAAAAAAGAACAGGACGAATTAAAAGAGTCCTACAAACAATCTATAAAAAATAAAAAAGAAAGACAAGCTAACATGCAATCAGATAACATTGATTTAAAAAAACTAACTACAACAACACACGAGATACAAACAGAAATCTT